TTATAGAACAATTCATCATCGTTGTACTTAATCTTATGGAACATCTTCTCGGGATTTGGAATGAAAGTCAGTTCACGAGTTTCAGTATCAAAAATATGAAACCCACGCTCATCATTATAATCAGCCCAAGTCATTTCGCCAGGAGTGCCAACGTATACAATACTGCCGCTGTTGCTCTTGTGATGGAAGTGACCAGAAAGAACAAGATCGTATTTGTTTAGAATGCTTGGATCCATACCTTCATGACAGACATTGCCACGATCCATCTCAAAGCCAGCAAGTTCAAAGTGACCAAAGCAAACTTGATTCTGGCTGCGCTTAATGAAGTCCATGATCTCAAGTTCATTATCTTTGCAGATCCATGGAATAATATCAACACCATCCCAAGCAGTTGGCTCATCATAAAGTTTGACATGATGAGCATAATCCCGCAAGAGCAAGTCTGGCGAGTTTACTTCGAGGGTATTCTTAAAGAAGATATCGTGATTGCCAAGTAATACATGGCATTGAATATCATGCTTTACAAGTTGATCAAAAAAATAATTACGGCAAAGAGCAAGAGACTGAAAAGAGATATACTTCCGACGATCAAATAAGTCACCCAGTTGAAATACGGTCCTAATTCCATGGTCCACCAAATACGGAAAAAATGTATTTAGATAGAAGTCTTTATAATGATTGTGGAACGCAATAGAGTCACCGCGCATTCCAAAATGGGTATCACCCAGGATTGCTATCTTCATCTACAAATTTCTCCAGCCCAACTTTCTTGGCTTTCTTATTCTTTCTTGAATTCTCGTAGTTTACGATAAATTCAGAAATATTATCATACAACTCAAATTGTCTGAATGTTCCATCTTCCGTTTCATTCAGTTCAAATTCATCAAGAATGCCAGCAGTCTCAGTCGCCTTGTACTTAACGTATAACTGCTTCTTTTCCTTTTGAATGCGGCGTAAGAATGCATAATATACTATTTGAGTGAAATAGGCAAATGGATTGCTTGATTTCGCTGGATCAAAATTGTCAACGTACATTACGCAGTTTTCAATTGCGTCAGCGACCATTTCGTCTCTAAAGGTATACGACAAGAAGTTTGGCTTGTGAGAAAGATTCTCAGCGATCTTCATGAAGCATTCAGCAACATAGCGAGGAATCTGAGGCTTTGGGTTGCCTTGTCTCTTTGCTTTTCGAATTGCTGTGCGATATGCAGTCATTTCCTTGAGGAAATCCTTGTTATTAATATAGTGATTCTTTGCCATAATTAGTGTACTGGTTTGTCTTTCTTTGATTGTAATGCTTCCATAATGGAAACGACTTTGTCAACATTTTCTTGAGTTTTATCGAACCCTTTAGCCTTTTTCTTTTCTGGCGATTTTAGTTTAGTTTCATTGTTATAGAAATAATCGGCGACGTATTCGTATTGCTCAACGAAGTCTTCTTTTACTGGAGTTGCAAATAATACTTCTTCAGTGTAGAATTCAACTTCTCTAATTTTAATTACAGATTGAGGAAGATATTCTTGCATTGCTAAAATCTGACGACCTTCATCGAAAAGAGTTTCAATTTCAATTCGCAGTGGAAGTTCTACAACAATATATCCTTCTTCATAAGTCACATATCCAATGAGGTCATCTGGGATTGATCGTAAGCGAACAAATTTAAGTTCGCCTCTAGGTTTATATTCTACTGGATCTTCTGACATTAATTTATCCTTACGTTATTCGTTGTGAAAGGAAATTTTTCTTCGCTGTAGATCTTCACTCGTTCCTCATAGTGTTTCAATGTGAAGTTTGTATAGGGACCATAACGCAAATCATCAGCGATATCGTAAAGTGTAGCAGCGTCTTTGTTTTCACCCAAACGCAGTACACGACCAATGGATTGAAGAGCGCGAATTTTACTCTTGGTTGGAGAGGAGAAGATAATATTATGTAGGTTACGGATATTCACACCTGTTGAAAATGTACCATAACTTGCCACAATGATCGCATCAGTTTCCTGTTCAGTGATATGTCTCACTGCTTCGCGATCTTCAGCCTCAACCCCACCATGAATAAAAAAGACTTTGCGATTGCCAGCCCTCTCTTGTATCCACTCGAATAATAGTTTACCGTGTTTTTCGACATAAGTAAATAAAACTAGTGTATTTCCATTAAGGTTAAGAGCAAGATCAGTAATGAATTTGTTTCTACCTTCATGTTGTGTCAGAAAGTTCATCTCATCAGGATAAGTAAATCCTTTGACAGTCTTACATACAATCTCAGGATACTTCAGCACAATACACTTGATACTAAAGTTAGCCAACTGCTTGCGTTCAATGAGTTCTTTTGTTGAGATAACTTTAAATGTTGGACCAAACAAACCCTCAAGAACTAACTTGTTTATCTTACTATCATCAAGTGTTCCTGTTGTGCCAATACGCACATCGCAATTGATTAATTTAGTCATGATGCTTGTCAGCGACTTGGCTTTGAAGGTATGTGCTTCGTCACCGATAATAAAATCAAACTGCGTGAAGTATTTCTTTGGCATGTCGTAGATACTTTGCCAAGTAGAGATAATCAAGTCAGTATCTGGTATTTTACTTTCGCCGCCAAATATCTTTTGGCAATATTTGTCTACATCCCAGCCATTGTTGCTGGAATAGTTTTTAAAGTCAGAATGCATCTGAGTGACGAGATTAATCGTAGGAACAATCAACAATCCGCGCTTCTTACCACTATTCAACAAGTGGCGAATCATCATATAGATGATTAGCGATTTTCCTGACGCTGTAGGTGAAATGAGTATAGTTCTCTTCTTCGTAAGTCCGACGCTAGAAGCGAGCAACTGATAATCTCTCGGCTCCATTGGAAGTGATAGAGCAGTTGCAAGATTTTTTGTGTCAATCGGGTGAACGTCTTTTTCTTCATCGAGGTATTCAAAGCCATAATTGCTATCCTTGCAAAACTTTTTGATATACGGAACAAGACCAACATAGATCTGTTTGGTGTTTGTATTTAACAGACGAATCTTACCATCCCAGTATTTGTTTCGAAAGGCTGGTGAAAATTGATATCCTGGAGTTGTGAATGTAAAGAAATCAGACATCTCTCGAATGATGCCATCGTCAGCATGAACCTGAACATAAACATTACTGACTTTTTCAACCACAACGTGTTCAATCATCGAGCACCTTGGATAAACTTCTCCCAACCCATGTACTCTTTCAATTGCCATGTGCGATTGTTAAGTTCTTTCATGACATTGGTGCAAAAGTTTGCAGACTCTTCGTGATATGCTTTCTTGCGTTTGAGTTTGTTTAGATCATCATCGCCATCAAGATAAACTTGCATATCTGATTTAAGAGTGAATCGAAATGGCTCCCAACCAAGTTTATCCAATTCATCTTGGTCTAACTTGCCACTGTAGTACATCCACTTGAGTTTCTTTAATTTGTCAAACTCAAGTGATGCTCGTTTGGCTGCAAGATTGTGCAGTGACAAGTATTTGTTATACTTGTTGTGAATCAATGGAATACGCAAGATCTCTTTGCCAGGTTCCGTAGTGTCTACTTCGGAATCCTTTTCCCATTGCTGCATTAATTCTTCGAGAGGAGGTGTTTCTATCTTCATGACAATATCATATAACAATCAATTCAAAAAAACAAACTATTGTATAGTTGTTATTGCTCAAATTAACCAGTATACTACCTATGTCTGGTTTCGGCGGGATACTTTAAGTCTCTATATTCTCTCATAGTTATAATAAGAGAATCTAAACGTGGCGTCTGCCGTCATGATATTTTCTGCAGTGTCGCCAGTGCTAAATGTGATTGTTGAAAGACTTGTAGGAAACACATCAGCAAATTTAATTCTGAAACTTGGATTATTTTTGTTTGTGAAGAATGTCAATGACGCATCAGAATATACTGGTGGCTGTCTTGTAAGATTGCTTCTTGCAACGACTCCAGGTGATTGTCTTGATAAGTTCACATATTCTTCGAAGTTTGTTGGAAAGGTTAGTCCGCGAATCCAATCATGAATTTCAGTCCACGTTTCAAGATCTTCGTTGATCAAGAACGTTACATTGAATGTATCATAGATGAGTTTCTCTCCAGGATGATACAAATCAATAAATGGTGTTGGACGAACAATTTCTGTTAGTGATATTCCAGGAAAATTTGCAGATTGACAAAAATAAGTCAATCCGCGAAGACGCTCAAATGTAACTCTAAACTTTGTACTTTGCAATAAATTAATATTGCTTGGATTTCGGTTTAATGCAGTCATGCGCCATTTCCTTGGTGAATACAATTATTTATACAAAAAAAAGAGGGGGCTTTGCAGCCCCCTCTCCAGTTTTTTACCTTATTGTTTTTATACAGTCGGTAATAACTATTACTGGTTGATATTCTCAACCTGGAAGCGACGGTAGTACATATTCGTGTTGTTTGCGAGTACACCGAGACCTGCTCCTGTTGCGAATGGATTTGCAACGAGACCGTAACGAGTCTTGAATCCAACTTTTGGTTGGTAAGTCGTTGGGTCGATTGCGCGTACCATTTGTAGCGGAACGTATGGGCAGTAGAACAAGCCAGCGTCATAAGGATTTGCACCCTTATAGCCAACAACAACGTAGTCTGTGCCAGTTACAGAATATGGGTCAACATAAACTTTGATACGACCGAATAGTGTACCAGCGAATGTGTTGCCTGTATCGTCAACTGCTAGATTTGTGTTGTTTGACAATGCTGAGTTGTAGTCTAGAAGACCTGTCATTGCAAGAGCTGATGCAACATCCGTTGATAGGATGAGGATGTTACCCTTACCGCGACGTGTGTCTTTAGCAATCTTATTAGCTGCTCTTTCAACAGCAAACAAAATTGACTTATACTTTTCAACTTGCCAGCGACCTGATGTGCCATTGTTTGCAGCATCGAGGTTTAGGTTCATTGTTGCTGTTGCAGCACTTACGATACCTACGTTTGAAGTTGCATAGATCGTACGAACAACTTCGCGGTTGATTTCTGCGAGAATTTCAGTTGACAAAATATTTGTCAATTCTGTTTCTGCGTCTAGACCGTGAATTGCCTTTAGATCTTGTGCAAGTTCTAGCGTGTAAGCTGCTTGCAAGCCACGTGACTTGGCTGTTACAGCAACGCGATCGATTTGGAAACCCATGTAAGCAAGGGTCTTGTCTTCGAAGTTTGCTGTTGAATCGCCTGTACCAGTGTTTGCAAGTTCATACTTGGCAATGTTTGCGCTCAATGTTGCAAGTGGAGCAGCTCCAGCGACACCAGCGAATCCAGTGTTTGCTTCATTGTAGAGTGCTTCGCCTGTAACGTATGTTGCGTTTGCGTATTGTGAGCGCATTGCGAAAATCAAACCTGTTGGACCTGTCATTGGCTGAACGCCGCAGATGTCATAAGCCATTAGGTTTGGAAGTGCGCGGCGGACTAGACCAATTAGAACTGGGTCAAAGCCAGCAACAACTGCGCCTGATGCAGATGCGAGACCGTTTACGCCAGCACCCATTGCGTTAGCAGGTGATGCTTCCCATAGGTTTTGCATTGAACGGGCTTCTTCTTGTAGAGCACGCTCTTGATTTTCAAGAACGAGAGCAGTAACAGCACGCTTGTAGTTGTCTGTGATTGCTGGGAGTTCTGGGTGATCAAGAACTGGTGCCCACTTCTTTGCATATGTTTCGTTAATATACATGATAGTGTTTCCTCAGTTAAATTAAATTAGGCTTTTGGAGCCGTTTTTGATAGAGACTTAACATAATGTGCCATTAGACCATGAACTTGTGCTACTTCCTGGGTTTCTTCGGAAACCGTCGTTTCCTCAACAGCCTTAACCTCACTCATCACTTTATTGGCTGGGAAATAGTTCTCGCGAATTACTGCGAGCTTATTATTAAACTCACCCTCTGTGGTGAACTCCACGCCCTCTGCGAGCGATATCATTTTGCCGATTTGTACTTCGGTTAGACCTTCACAAATCTTGCGAATTGCTTCGTGCTTCTTTGCAGCATTTAGTTCTTCAGTCAAAGACTTAATCTTTGATGCTGCTTCTTCTTCAGTGGCTGTTAGGCTTTCTTCAAGTTCAACAACCTTAACTGCTAGTTCTTCTGCTACATCAACCTTCTCATCTGGAATTTCGATGTAGTGCTCAGCGAATAGATTCTTTAGACCGCCGATGAAGTCATCAACGAGTTCTGCGCGAAGACCTGATTCAATAGCAACTTGATTATCTTCAACCCATTGTTCAACAACGTAGTTTAGATATTGATCAACTTGTTCTGATAGATCGTTCTTGATTGTTTCTACAGCTTCTGCGATAATTGTTTCGTTATCAGCAATAACATCTTCGACAATCTTTTCAACACGTGATTGAACAGCTGCTTCAAAAATTGTTGTT